TATAAGTGAAATTCTTCTGCTCCGGTGCACGGAAGGACAGATGTTTTCCTTGGCGGACTTCATATCCGGCTAACTGCATTTTTTGTAGAAATTCCTCATAGTTGATGGAAGTCCAGATTGCTTTATCAACTGCAACACGTAGCTTGGCTTTCCAACTGGTGCCACGATGATATTCCATGTTCTCCTTATAACTTTTGCCTTTTTCTCCGGTTGGCATACTGGTGGCAAGTCCATTTTCATGGCAGATACGATTACTGATCCGGCAGATTTTATGGTAGCTCCGCTTATTGGAAACATACTTGTGATGATCAACAAAGCTTGCAGCGTTGAAGATGATATGGTTATGAATGTGTGAGTGTGAGAGAAGAGATCGCTCTTTTATACTTTTGTATATATTAGAATAGCATTTTAGAAAGCACTATGGTAAAATAAGGTGAAGGTAAATCGGAATTGCAGATTTAGAAAAATTGTTGGTATTTGAAAAAAGACTGTAACCCTTAAGAGGCGAGAGTAAATATGGTTTATAGGAAATCTTGTGCTGTTACACTTTCTTGACATTTTCATGACTGTTCTAAGGATATTTTTACATTTGCCTGAGCTATACTTTAGCCATACCGAACAACCGGTAAATAAAAAATCAGGAGGAACTAAAATGATGAACAGATTATTCAAAAGAGGAATGGTAATAGCACTTGCAGCAGCAATGACTACATCCGCAGGTATTCCTGCCATGGCTGCCCAGAAGGAGACACTGGAGGAGACAGTGACTACATCAGAGGTAACACAAACAAATGTAGATTATGGTTCTCTCACTCAGAAGGAGATTGAAGAGTTTAACTCCATTTATGACCGACTTGACGCTATCGACAAAGAGGTAATGAAAGATGCAGATGGTCTTTCTGATGAAGATATCTATGCCAGATACGATCAGTATCAGGATGAAACCGATACCCTCATGGATCGCCTTGAGGAGCTTGATAAAAAAGCCGGGGGGATCGACAACGAGGAATATGAATATTCCGAGGATGAGTGTAATGCTCTGTACGATACAGGCAAGCTCACCGCAGAGGAAGCAGAACAGCTTCAGAAAGCATATGAAAGAATCGAAGAAATTGATGCGGAAGTGTGGACGGACGATGATCTTTCAGACGATGAGATCGAAGCCCGCTATGCAAAGTATGATGACGAGATTACATCACTGAACGCACAGATTGAAACGCTTGAAAAGAAAGCGGGATACTATGGAAATTTGAGCGAAGATGAAGTCAATCAGCTTAACAGTATTTACGATAAAATTAATGCAATCTATGACAATATTTATAACGGCTCTGATAACCTCTCTGAAGAGGAATTTGCTTCTCGCTATGCGAAGTATTCAGATGAGATTGATGCTTTGGAGGCACAGGCAATCGCTCTTGAAGCGAAAGCAGAGTGGAACTAAAATACAGATATACTGATTTTGAAAGATATAATATGGGGAATCTCACAGAATTTCTGAGGGACTCCCCTCATGTGGGATTAAAGATATGGCAAAAAAAAATTATTCTCTTAATTCAAACGAAAAAGTGATGAGTCAAATCATCGCTTGGAAGACGCCAGTCTTCCATCAGAAATCAGAGTGTTATGTTTCATTTCAAGCTTACGACCCTCTCAGTGGCCGTCTGAAGACGAAGAAGATCATGCTCGGTCACATCAAGGGCAAGACTAATCAGCGCAAGTATGCTGAGGACCTTATCAAGCGCCTCACCGAGCAGTTGAGTTCCGGCTGGAACCCTTGGATAGAGGCGGTGCAGCCTCTGGAGTATGCGCTGTGGGATGATGTCATCTCGAAGTATAAGGACTATCTTGTCAAGCTCTGCAATGAGCATAGCTTGCGAGAGGAGTCCTATGTGGACTACTCCAGCCGAGTTCATATCCTGGAGCAGTGGAAGGCCGAGAAGCGCATTCCGCTGACCTACGTCTATCAATGGGATAGACAGACCATCACCAAGTTCCTGGACTATGTCTTCATCGAGCGCAACAACACTATCACTACTCGCAACAACTACCTCACCTGGTTGAAGTCGTTCACGTCTTACCTGGTAGAGAGAGGCTATCTCTCGTCTAACCCTACCGAAGGGCTTGGTCGTATAAAGAACAGACACAAGAAGGACAGAGACGTGATACCTGATGATGTCATGAAGCAGATACGAGCTTATCTCTATGAGAAGAATAAGCACTACCTCCTCGCTTGCGAGATATTGCACTACCTCTTCGTCAGACCTCGTGAACTCTCATTCCTGAAGATAGGTGACTTTCATCTGCAGACTCAGACCCTCACGCTCCATGGAGCGCATACCAAAAATGGAAATGATGCCACCATCACCCTGCCTTCACATGTCATTAGATTGATGATAGACCTCAATGTCTTCTCCTACCCTAGTCACTACTATCTGTTTTCGGACAGGTTCTCACCAGGTGAGGCTCGCAAGAGTGAGAAGATTTTCAGAGACTACTGGTCTAGGAACCTGCGCAAGGCGCTAGGGTTCTCAGAGCGCTACAAGTTCTATTCGCTGAAGGACACTGGCATCACGAATATGCTGAAGGCGAATGCCGATGTCTTGTCGGTTCGTGACCAGGCTAGACACTCCTCTATCCTCATCACCGACATCTATACTCCTAAGGATATCAAGGAGGCTAATAAGTATATCATGAATTATAAGGGCATCCTATAATATATATAATAAGGTGGGGAACGGTTGTTCCTCACCTTATTTATTATGATAGCATATAGAAATATCCGGTGTAGATTGGCTCGATGGCATCATCTTTCACCTCCATTTCAATCTTCGCGCACACGAATTTCTTGTTGCGGATGATGTAAATCTTGGAAGGATCCGGAATCTCATCTGAATTGAACTTGATTTCCATGCAGTTCTTGTTGTCTATTCTGAGGCCATTATCATGTAGGCTTCCCAGGCAAGTCGTTCCTATTTCTCTTTTCTTTCGGAGTGATAGCGAGTAGAAATCATAGAAGATGTCTGCAATGCCGCTGTATCTGTAGTCTGCATTGATGCGATAGTCGGTCAAGAACTGTGGCCATCTGGATTTATTGCCAACCCAAGAGAGGCTTGTTTGGTTTGGGCCTCCAATTTGCACTCTGCCAGGAAGGATGAAGAATATATTCATGCATTCCTGATCATCTTCGGATTTGTCGAGTGTTGACTCATCATCTATCGCATCTTGCACGGATGTGTAGCTGAATCCGTCATCATCAACATCGCTCTCCTTTGAATCCGGCTCCTTATCATTAGGTATTGAAAGAAGACATCGCTTCTCGTAGTAGTTATCCTCACCAAGCCATCCCGTCTTGAAATTGATATTTTCGACGACTTGCGCTGCAGGAGAAATGTTCAGATCAACATAGTCTTCAGAAGATTTGTCCCTGATGAGCGGTGACCAGACGCCAGCAAGCTTCCAGCTTTTCTTCCCGTTTTCGTCTTCCACATATATGTAGTAGTCGCCGAAATTTTCGATAATGGTCTGCCGCTTCTTTTTTTCAGACCATAACAATGTTGTTGAAACAAATTGATTATCTAGACTTATCTCTTCGCTATGAAAATTTTCAAAATTCTCGAAAACCTTTTTCGAGATCACTTCATAGCTGCCTCTATTAGCTGACCCTCCCAAGTTGTATTCCAGGTTTGCTGTAGATGAAGTGGAGATGGATCCATCTTCATCGTAGTCCGTAGTATATTCGTCCATAGGTTCAATCTTGATTGAATCAGTTGTTGTCAGTTCTGAAGCATTGATAACGGAGCACGTCTTCAGTATATCGTCAAAAACTATGGTAGCATTGAAGAGTTTCCGGAATTCCTCAATAAAGGTGTAGCTCGACCAATGAGGAAGCGCCTTGCGCAGCTCTCGCGTCTTGTAGGCTGAAGCGATATACAGAAGGTTCCATGGCTTGCAGTCGAAGTCGTTGCGCTTGAGGGTATATCCCTCGTTCTCTACTACCTTGCGAAAGATATGCATCAGGTTTGGCTGTACTGCCAGGTTCATGATAAATGGTGCATTGTAGCCGATGAACTGCTTCGTTTTATCAACTCCGACAAAATTGGCAATCATATCATTTGTTTCGTCTCGAACAGGAACGAAGCACCATTTCCCTTCAACTCCCAGGAACTTCGACTTATCATCATCAAGTCTGTAGATGTCATTGATCTTCTGAAGGTTCTTAAATCCCTGCGACCAGCCCTTATCAACTGTATAACCAGGTTTGTCTGCGATGCCCAGGTCCATCTCATCGATGTAGTGCTTGGTCAACTTCTCGTTGAACTTGATGCGCGACTTGCCTCCAACTATCTGCAATTTCACTTCATTTTGGTTCACCGAGAGTATGGTACCGACACCGCTCATGATGATGCGGCTATCAACATATAGCTTGCAATCATCGTATTTTGCGATGTTTTTTGCAACCTCGAATCGAGAGACATTTTTGAAAATCTCCCGGTTGGCCAAAATGTCCATGGGGAATGTGATATCATAGGTATATTCACCATCATCGGTGACATACTGATTTGCGTATGTCACCTTGATGGATGATGTGGAAATCGGGTATGCCCGATGGCCATTGATAATACATGTAATCATAGGCTATTTGTTATCTAATATCTTCTGATAATCTTTGAGGCGTCGGTAGATGCCTCTGCGACCTGCAATAGGCAGCTCCACGTCGATGCCATCCTCTAGCGTCTGATTGAGTCTGCTCACTGCTGAGTTGACTCCGTCCAGAGACTGGCGCACTTCGGTGTTGTCGTTGCTGACGTTGACAACAGGAGCGACAACGGAGGCGTTACCGCCTGCTCCGAGTGCCCTGCTGATGTCCTCAGCGGTCAGAGATCCAACGGTGTTGGATTTTTGCGCCTTGTCGATGAGGTCGAGAGCTGGACGGATGGAGGTGTTGTTGACCGCATTGTGGTTGGCCACGAATTCACCCTCATGGACAATGCCTGCCTGCTTGCGGTACCTGGTTCCTCCGGTGTAACCACCTTCATAGTAACCGGCCGCCTCTGCTTGGTGCTGCTTCTTGATGGTAGCAATCTGCAGCATACCTGCTGCGGTTGCCATGCCAGCAGCGATTGGTGCCATAACCCAACCGGTGACAGGGATGCTCGCCGCTGAAGAATAGGCATTGATGGCAGCCATGGCGGTTGATGCGATTGCCTGAGCGATCTCAATCTTCATGGACTTCTTGTTGGCCTTGGACTTGGCCGCTGCTAACTCCTTGTCACGCTTCTCCTCCAACTTTTTCTTCTTTTTCGAGTTGTTGCCAGCTGCAGCAATCTGCTTCTCGTAGTTCTTGGAGATTTTGGCTTGCTCCAGGTCTGAGCATGCCTGAGCGTATGCTGATGCAGAAGAAAGAATGTTGTTGATGCCATTGTATGCAGCAGAGGTCTGCTGCATCATGTTGTCGAGGAAGTCGGCTGTGACCTGCGCCTTGGCCTGCATGTATGCTGCGTGGTTCTTCTTGTCGCTGCCATACAACTCCTTCAGCTTCTCCATTGTGTTCTGATAGTTTGAGATCTGCGAGGTGAAGTAGCCGCCAATGCTGCCATTGCCAGCCTGCTGGGAATCACCTGCGGCAGCTCTAGCACTGTCCACCATCTCGGTTGTCTTGTTGTCCACCTTGCGCTGAACGGAACCTGCACCATGGTCCTCGGCATCCTGGCTGGCTCTCTGAGCAGCGAACTGCTTGGAGATCTCCAGCTTCATGCGCTGATATTCCTCCTCCTTGATCAATCCCTGCTTGTAGAGATTGTCAAGGCCGTTGAGGTACATTGTCTCCTGAGCCTGCAAGTCTTGTTTGCCGAACTGCTGACGCAACTCCTTCAGCTGGTTCATGTAGGACTCTTGCATCTGTAGCTGATGGTCGAGTGATGCCTGCTCCATCTCAGCTTTGAGGTCAAGCCACTCCTCGCTACCTTCATTGTAGAGTGCCAGGCGCTTCTGCATGGCATCTGCATCATTCTGATAGATAGCTTCATCGAGAGCGATGTCATTCTGATAGATAGCTGAGCTGGCATCATTGTATTGAGCCTTGATGCTCGCCTCTTTCTGGAGGCGTTCACGCTCAATGGTCTGCTCATTCATCTTCAGTATGGCAGCATCATGCTGCTTTACAACATTGACCTGGTTGTCAAGTAACTGCTTGTACTCATTGCTCTCAGCTCCATACAACTGCTTCAGCTTTGCAAAACCCTTAATTTGGATGCTCTGTCTGTCGTCGATGAACTGCTGATAGGTTTTCTTGCCTTCTGCGTATGCTTTGGCGTTGTCAGCGAGCAGCTGATTGGTCTCAGCCTTGATGCTATCGGCTGCCTGCTTCTGGTTGCGCTTGGCTTCTGCCTGGCGCTTGCGTTCCTCGGCTGCAGCAGCCTTCGCAGCCTTCACCCTAGCCTTGCGCTCCTTTTCTGAAGCTTGATGAGTGCCGGTTGTTCTTTGCGGCTTAATGATGGTACCATCATTGCCCTTTCCATTGTAGCCATTGTTGCGCCAAGGTTCCGGATCATTGATCTCGAAGTGCTGGGACTCCAGCTGTTTTATCTTATCCATGAGCTTCTGCTGATACTGCTTTTCACGCTCTATGCTCTTGTTCATCACATCTATGAACACTTCTTTGTTGTCGGAAGCTAAGTTTAACATCTTAGTTTTACCACTTGCAAACGGATTGATGCGCCCCCAAACTTTTGCCCAGAATCCTCGCTTGTCGTTGTCAGCTTCGTTTAGCAAGTCTTCTTGATCAGCCTGCTTTGCTATAGACTCAGCAAGCTTCTTCTGCAAGCCATCGATTACGATTTTCTTCTTCATCATGTCGATGTATCCCTGAATCTGCCTTGTTGCTTGACCGGTGCGCACTGCTTCCTCTGTGATGTTTCCGAGGTGCTCACGCATCAGCTTGCCGTTGAGTTCCTCCAGGGCTGCCTTGCGGTCCGACTCTGCTGTGGTGTTGGACTGGATAGCAGAGACGAGGCGCAAGATGTCTGCCTCCTCGTCTGCAGTCTGTTTGTTGGCTTCGGTCACTGCATCATTGTAGTCACGCTGAGCCTGCTCAGCGGTGCTTGTTTCCTTTGATAAGGTAACGATTGCAGCAGTAAGGCCTACGACAACAGCTATCACGGCTGTGATAGGATTGGCCAACAACACTTTGTTCCATAACATCTGCGCTGCTGCGGTCAGTTTTATCTCCTTGGTGAGCGCCATCTGGGCGATTGCCATGGTCTTCAATGCTGAGGTCTTGAGACTTATCAACAAGGTGTGTGCCCTCTCCTTGATAATCATGATATTGAGCCATGCCATCTGCGCTTTGTCAACAATCAGCTTAGCCTTAGACATGGCTGTATAGGTGACGATTGCAGCTGTCAGTACTATCAGGATGCGCCAATAGTCCTTGACGAAGTCAACGAGTGTTGAGAGTGCCCGGACACCGAGACTTGCTGCAGATATGCAATATCTTGCAGCAGGGTAGAGTTTCTGACCTAGCTCAATGGAGAGGTCGAGGAACTTCTTGCTCGCCTTGTCCAGTTGAGCCTGTACGTTCTCATTCTGCGTCTCGAATTCATTGAGGACGGACGTGCCTTCAGCATAAGCTTCGTTGGCAAGGTTCTGGGCAGACTTGATATCATCTAGCTTGTCTGCGAGGACGGTGAGGACACCTGTCGCTCTGGAACCATCCATCTTCATCTCCTCAAACATCGGTGCGAGGTCTGCGAATCCACCCTTGGCTCGCATGGCTGCCAAAAACTGGAGAAGTGCGCCATTGGCGTCCTCCTTTAACGTCTTTGCGAATTCCTTGACATTTAGACCTGCAATCTGAGCGAACTTGGCTGAGTCCTGGAACATTTTTGCCAGGAGGTTCTGCACAGCTGTTGCTGCCGTTTCATCTTCCTGCATGTTCTGGTCAAGGACAGAAGCGAGACCCATGATCTGAGCCTGTGTAAAGCCTGCCTGCTTGCCGACACCTGCCACACGGGCGGTGAAGTCAACGAGATAACCGGCAGAGGCAGAAGAATTCTGCGCCAACTCATTGACAGCAGAACCTGTTGCCAACATGGCGCCTCGCAGACCCTTGGTTTTGTCTTCGCCGAACATCTGGGCGAGTTTTCCGATTTCTGCGACTGCTTTATCGCCGAGGTCATCAGCGAGGGCGACATTGATTTTATCGGCTCCATCGACGAACTCCTCAACTGCAGCAGTCGATGTGATGCCTAGTCTGCCGGCATCTTCTGCCAGTTGGTTGAGCTTCTTTCGAGGAGTTCGGGTGTCCATCTTTTTGAAGTCCTCGTTCATGCGCTCAACCTCCTCGGCTGCCTGCCCAGTGTACTTGCGGACGTTGGTCATCTCATCGTCCATCGTTGCATACACCTCCACGCACTTCTTGACGGTGAAGGTGATGCCGGAGATGGCAGTGACGGCTCCCAGGGCGATGCCCTGCATGCGGTTGGACCAGTCCGCACAGCGCTTGATCCAGGACTCCTGAGCAACTCCCTCGGCTCTGACTGCCTGCAGTGCTGTCTTCAGCTGCTTCGCCTTCAGCTCCATCTGCTTGAACTGCTCGGTACCACGCTGCATGCCCCTCATCTGCCGATTGATTGCCTTCATGGAGTATTCGAGGTCACGGATGGATGAGGTCTTGAGAGTGGCCAAGGTGTTGTTGACGAGCTGCATCCGCCTCCTGGTCTCCTTGATATCCATATTGGTGCTGTCTATCTCCTTGTCATATTGCTGCATGAGGGTGACCACCTTCTGCTCGCTCTGTCGGATGCGTTCCAGCTCTGCCTCGACCAGCTTCAGCTGCGAAGCTCGAGAGGCGTACATGGTTGTGCTCGGGTCGAAATCGGCCATCTGCGAGCGAAGTCTGCCTGCAGTAAAGTTGAGATCGTTGAGAGATGCATGTTTCAGATTTGACACGGTTGCGGTCATGCGTCTCGCTTCCTCATCAGCCTTGCGTGTCGCGCCCTTCAGGGCAAGCATCTGCTCCTTAACCTTGGAGAGTTGAGCGTCCAATTTTGCAAAGTCTAAAGGGTCAGATGCTGCCTTCATCTGCCCCTTCAGATGTCTTGCAGCCTTCTCCAGCTGTCCGAGGCTTGCACTAGACAGGTTGTCGAGTGTCTCCTTGACGCTCATGGTCGAGTTTTTGAATTGCTTCATCTCTCGCTCTGCGGCCTTCAGATCCTTGGCGAGGGATGCGCCTAAACGGGAATCGCCCGCCGAGAAGGCATCTTGTTTTGCCTTCTTCAGACGAGCGACTCTGTCCTCTAACTCTTTGAGTCGGTTCTTCGCCTCCTCTGAGTTGAGCTTGATGACTGTTGTATATACCTCTTGTCTTGCCATTATCGGTTGACTTGTATATAGCTGTTATATAATATGTTGGAATGGGGATTAAAGTTGATGACCTTGACGTCATAGCCTTTGGTGCCCCAGCGCCACCAGAGGAATCTGTGCTTATACTGCCTGTAGACGATAGTCTGGAGGCTGTCTCTCGCCTTGTATGTCAAGATAGAGTCAGCCGTATTTAGACGGAAACTGAGCCATCGGTCGCTGTAGGTATAGACTGAGTCGCTGCGGTCAGTCTTGACCGTATCAGCAGTACTCAGACTCGTGCGCTGGTCTGCCAAGACCTGGCCAAGACGAATGTCCAGGTCATGGAGCAGTTGGCGGTCGTAGGCCTGAATTTTGTACTCCTCAGCCGGCATCTGCAGCACCTGCTGCGTGATGACCGTGAGCGAGTCTCGGATGGTGTCTCGCTCGGCTGGAGCATACTGAAGTTTCAGCCCATTGAGCTGTTCTCTCAGTTCCTGCTCCGCTCGCTGCTGTCGATGGTCAAAAACCCAGAAACAGGCGATGATGACCAATATCACCGATATGGCCATGATGATTGACTTGAGATGTTTCTGCATAATCCTTGATGTTAAATGTCGGCATATTCCGGAATTGCGTCGAAGCAAGGACACTCCTTGATGCGCTCCCATGGATCGACCACTCCATTGTGGTTCTTGTCAGGCGAGATGTCACGATGTCCCATGATCTTGGCTTCAGGGTAGCGGTTTCTCAATTCCTTGAGCAACTCACGCAAACCTTGTTTCTGTGCCTCCGTGCGGTTGTCGATAGCCTTGCCAGTGCGGGATATTCCACCCATGTATGCCACGTTGACGGAATCGTAATTGTGACCTTTAACTCCGTTGGACGGCAGGTCTTCTGTCATGAGCTGCGTGTACTTGCCATCAGCGGTTACGACCCAGTGGTAGCCTGGATAATGCCAGCCTTTGTTTCTAAACTCCTTGAGCAAGGCACCGACAGACCATGACTGTCGGCTTGCTGTACAATGAACGAAAATTTTCTTAATCTTGCGTGCCATTTTTGTTGTTGAAATATTTATTGATAATGTCTTTAACTCTGGTGTCAAAAGTCAGTGCGAAACCAAAGACGGTTGCCACGTAAACCAGACTCTGCCCAAAGTACCACAAGACGTTAGACGTGACGTCGTGGGACATAAAAAAGCTGATGTACACGAGCACAATGCCAGCAAGCAGTACTATGCCAGCAGAGCTGTAGTGTATCCAATCCTTGGTATTTCTCTGCATATCTGTACCTTTTTTTAAACTGGCACAAAGGTACATATAATATAAGGAATATAAAAATACGGCAGAAAGGACTGTCACCCTCCTGCCGTATCTGATAACTATGAGATATCCCGGTCGAGTAACTCTCTGGCCATCTGCTTAGCCTGCTCTCGCCACTCCTGGAATACTTGGTACTCTGTCTCGTGCTCCTTGTTGCCATCACCATGGTTGCACAGGATAGCTTCGACATCGCTCTGGCTGTACTTAGTACGAACCAGACCATTCACGAACTCGCGATAGCTTGCCGACTCCGCCTCAATCTTGGTTGAGCCGTCAATCTCTGTCCCCTCATAGCTGTAGGCTGTCACTGTCTTACTATCATCATCAGACTCCGACATGTTGGCGTCTGGGTGATAGTTTTCAACTCTCTGCTCGCTCAGGAACAGGAGAAAATGCTTGCTGTCATATCTCAAGTATGACATGCGGCAAAGATAAAATTTCTTATGCATCTAGATAAACTTATAGAATTTCTTGCCAAATTTATTGGTGAGTTCGGCGGCAACGGTGTAGAAGCCCTTGTCCAGCAGTTCCCACTCCTTGCGTGCCTGATCTACCAAGATATCTGAGCCAGTAAAGAGCCACCACGACTCTGGTTGCCACACCGGCTCCTCAATCTCATCGCCATGTTCATCGAGTTGTCCTGTCTTCCGGACATGATCGATGAAACGGAAGCGGATGGCTAGGCGGTCCTTAGGCACCTTCTTGGTGACTATGTGCTTGACGCCCTGGTCGTCAACTTCTTCAACCTGCTCCATCTTGAAGTCGACTCTCGACTTATCTATCTTGTAATCCTCTATGAGGATGAGGAACTTGTCATAGTCCTCAATGTTGTGGCACAGGATATCGCCTGGATGCTTCTTCTGTGCCATGCTCATGCCCTCGAAGGGAACCTCTCCCTTGCGAGCCTTCACAATCTGACCATACTTTTTCATACCGATTTTATTTAATAAGTTTTTTGTATCTGCGTGTTTGGCTAGGCCAAGCCTGGATGCTGCCTTGCGCCGGATCTGTTCATCGCTAAGTCCACGTTTGCGCAATCTTGCCACCTGGGCACAGAGTGCCTGCTTGGTGCGCTTGCGCAAAAGGGCATGGTCGGCAAAGATCTTCTGTCCACAGAAGTCTATGCCGTCACATGTACGATGAATATTCCAACTTTTATTGATGCTCAGCTTCCAGTCTCTAGCCAAGTGCATGACTGCAAGCTCCGCCATGAGGCGTAAGAAGACCTTATCTTCATGCATGATGAAGATATTGTCCATGAATCTATAATAATGTTTGAGCCCTTCGCGGCAAAAATGGTCGAAGCGCTCATTGAGGGATTTTACCCCCCCACATTTAAAACGATAGCTTGCTGCTCCGAGCGGCATGTGAGGAGCATGTCTGTGACGTAGCGAGCCTGCCAATAACCGTGTTTTTCGGGGTCTTGGAGTATGTCGAAACACCGCATGGCGAGATAGTCAAACCTCGCCAGAAACAGTTGCCCCAAAAGTTGTGTAAGCTTGACGCCCAGCACAATGCCATTGGCATAGCTGTCAACGACCTCGTCGATGAAAGCAAGCAGCTTGCGGTCCTTGATATACAGCCTGTACTCTCTCTTGAGCAGATTGTGCTCAACATTCTGGAAATAATGGTGTATATCCATGGGCAAGCAATAGAATGTGTCTTGCTGTGGCGAGGTAAAGATGTCCTTCTTGATAATCTTGTAGAAGAAATGCGTGCCTCGCCCCTTGGTACCAGCCGGACTGTTGAAAGGAATCTTGGCTCTCAACTTATCTTCACTGGTGTGCATGGCTGCATGCTGAATGACATGATCGCCAACAGGCAACTTATTGACTATGCGATGCTTGGGTTTTTCAACCAGCTTGGCCTCATAGTCTGATGTATGCCATGTCTGATGAACATATGCATTTAGCAGGGCTTGAAGATTTGTTTCAAACTCTGCCTCAAACGCTTGTACTGAGAGACGGGACTTCTTGTGCCTCGAAAAATCAAAAAATGCTTCACGAAAATTTTGCAAAGTCTCAACCGCCTGTGAAATGTTACCTAACCTCTTCACTTGCTTAAAATTTTATTTATAAAAAAAAAGGTCGGTGTCTGATAAATGTCGGTGTCTGTGTCTGTTGTCTGCTTTTCTAATGTCCTAACTTTCGACCGGATGACCCATTGCCATCATCTACTTGCTATTCTGCTAAAGTGTATGTTTTGCCATGAGGCAAGGCCTGACTCCCGAAATCTCTGCAGCTAAGCAAACTAACCTGCAGTATCTTGTTAAGTTGAGGGCCGCACCGTAGTTCACATTGTAATCCGAGACAGCATTGTTCACATTGAGCGTCGAAAGACCGCATTGACCACCATTGTCAGCGTTGCCACCGCGAAGACACAGGCGAAAACCGGCGCAGGAATCACAGCCTGGTTTGAAAACCGCCTGCAAAGGTACTGAAAAAAATCGGAATGAAAGAATGTCAAAGAGCGAAATTTCAAAAAAAATCGACCGCCCAAGGGCGGTAGGGTTTGCTCGCTACGCTCGCAGGGTGCTCAGGATTGCCCTTGGCTCCGCTTGGGAACCTTGGTCAATCCTGCACACTCCTGCTCACGCCAGCACACCTCTGAACACTTTAGGCCGCCTCGTAATACACTGGATCCAATGACCACTCGGATGCTGCTTCGCAGAGGGCCGCACCGGAGTTCACATTGCAACCCGAGACAGCATAGTTCACATTGAGCGTCGAAAGACCGCATCGACCACCAGAGTCAGCGTTGCCACCGCGAAGACACAGGCGAAAACCGGAAGTTGCTCCTGACGTGTTCCAAAAATAGCAAGTCGAATAGGTTGACTCTGTAGCACCAATCTGCGTACAGAAGTTCTCGAGATGTTCCATCGACAAGGTCTTGATATATCCGTCACCACCACCTGGTGACTTGCTCAACGCCCTCATGCCGGAAGGGTTGCCGATGGTCCAGGAACCGTATATTGACGGAGCCACGAGGTGTGTCATAGTCTTGTCACTGTTGACCTGACAGAACTCATCATCCATCATTCGCCAGAGATTGCCGAAGCCGTTCTTTAAGCCGAAGAAACATGGAATCTTGGCATTATAGACCGTTGTCCCTGCATCATTCTTAACAGCATAGGTCGCTTCTCCACATGAATCACCAAGTTCAATGCCTGCACTCATAGGTGCAACAGGTCTCCAGCCGTTGTAGCCATTCCAGTCTGGCATCTGCGTCAAGCCTGCACCTAGACCTCCCTGGTAGAGACCATTGGCATCCTTGTTGGCATTGACGGCATCCTGATCGTAATGTGTACCGAAGATGACGCCGAAAAGTATTGCTACAATGGATGTATGTCGCATGGTTGTGCAGAGCCAGCCCTTGCCATTCTTGCGTGCTGCAGCTCTGAACTGTTCAGTAGTCATATTAGTTGCTGGTCTACCCAGAAGCGTCCTATTCTTGCCATCATAAGACGAATCGTTGTCTCCACCACGATAGTCAGTTCCATTATTGATATAGCTCACAAGTCTGCCTGTGCTTCGCTCTATAGTGGCGAATCCTGCAGCAGAGAGACTGCCGATAGGAATCTCGTAATTAAACTCACCAGGAATTGGCTTGATGCCAATCTGCTCATAGTGCAATCCGCCAATATCCTTGATGACAACGTAGAATTTACGTCCCCATCCCCACTGATAGTGACCTTCTGTACCATCCAGCTTTGCTGGTTCACCAGTAGCATACTTGTAGTGATCCTTGCTGTCGAGCTTCCGACGGCTGTGGTCATTCTTGACCAGGTATGCGCCAAGTCCGAGGATGTATGGCAACTCCTTCAGCAATTCAAGTGAGCCAATGTATGATGCCGCCTTGGGCGTTGCGTTATTTGTGTCCCACACTCTTCCGCACCAGGCATGCTGACCAACAGCAAGGTCAGCCTTGAACGCATCCATGCCAATTCTGGTGACATTGCCATTTTGGTCTGTCAGCAGCACGCTCTGGTTGCTGTTGACTGTTGTGACTTTCGTCACGGAATTGAATTTTTTACCTTCCATATTTATTTATAATATTTTTTTTAGCAAACTGTTCCAATCACTATGATACACATGACCTAATCCGTCACTATAATCAATCGAATCCTTGCCCAAAAACAGATGATTCTCATCATCTGTCCCCTCATTAGAGTATATTCTTAAACCAAATTCTGGATCTATATTCACCCGTTTCCTTCCACCAAATCCAAATAAATCCATTGTCGCAATTCGACTCAGCGTATCACCATCTGTCTCAAATTTAACCTTGAAAAGGTCTGTCATCTCTGCATCTGAGCCAGGCAAATTCCAGTCATCATCATTAACTGAAGTTGGTCCACGAAAGACAATGTAACCCTTATCAGCATTCATTTCGATTTCATTCCAGGTCTTCTCATTTCTAGATTTGAAATTTCCTGTTGCCGTAATGTTCTCAAAATAGCCACCCTTGCAATAAAGATTACCGTCCTTAGCTCTGAAGACAACATTGCCATCCTTATCCTTCATTTCGATGGTACGGACACCCAGGTTCTCTACCATCTGGTACTGGGCAAGGATGATGTGGGCTATGATGAGTTCGATAGACTGACCCAGTCGCCAATAATGGTTGTTCAGATCTGCTGCAGATCCCGGATAATTATCTGCAGTCTTGACGTGCGTCTTGATGCAGGAATAGCTATTGCCATTATATAAGACAACATCCTTCCACTCTTCACCTTCTCCACCCGCTTCGAATGTGTATCCATTGCTGCAGGTATTCCACAGCTGCGGACCTCGAAGGACGCTGCCCTTCTCACCCTTGACAGCCTTCCGGATAAAATTAATAGTTCTTGTTATTACTGTCATAGACTACTTGACTGATTGAATCGTTAATGACACGCTGCTGTAACCGGCATGCTCGCAGTCTGCCCTGGTCACAGCAAATGAACTCAGCTGGACAGTAGGCTTGCGTGCTGCCTCAGTATTGAGGACAACACCAGAACCTGACTTCAGCGTGAAATAGAACTTGCTACCGATAGCCTCAGACTTTCCCCTGACAATCAGTCTCGGAGTATATGTCACAGTACCATTGCCTGACTCGTCCTCGCTGATAGACTCATCAGCCGGTGTCGGGTTGGGCTCAATATCGTATGGATCTGACGCATCGATGACTGTCTGGAAGTCAAAACCCAGCATATTATCCTTGCCCATGGCCTTGTCTTTGTACACTTCAACCATGAACTCTCTCGTGCAATCAACATCTGATGCCTTGACGGTGAGGATCTTGGCACTGGCTCCTGCAATCTGCTCCCAACCTGTGATGCTATTGACGGCTTTATACCACTTGTAATATAGTCCTGCTGTCAGAGTCTCGTTGCCCTGCGTGACTTTGGCTTCGAGCTGGCAGCTGTCATCCTTGCTACCCAGAACGAAGTTGTGCGTATCATTAGCCGGAGCCTTTATTGTCACACGATAGGCGACTCCTGTGTAAGGGCCAACGGAGATATCGTAGCTAGCCTGAATTTCATCTGTAGCCTCCTGCTGCCCAGAACGCTCTGTGATGGTACCGACCATTCTGATTGTAATGCCGCTATAATTGGAAGCCTTAACCAGGTTGTTGCAGATTTTCAGTCCCCAATATAATTGCGAAGCACTTGGTCTGATAATCTCAAAGAGACCGTCAAACAGTCCTGTAGACTTGCCTGCAGAATTGAAAGGAATCTCCGTATCATTGAAGAAGTACTTCATGGAGGTTGGCGTACTGATGCCCTCTGCTGTTCTCGATGAGATGACAACGAAGTACAGCTTCGGCTGCGTCTGCGAGAAATCCGGATAGACAGTCACGACATCCCCATTTCTCTGGTACTCCTGGTAGATATCTCCGTCAGGCGACTGGATTGACGGAGTAAATGTACCCATCTTTGGTATGAAGTTGATGGTTGTCGACTTACTTGCGCTACTCATTTTCTGCCTCCTCTCTCTGCTCTGTCATGATGAATCTGCTGTCTGTAGCTACAGGCAGCTTGTTGCACACTTTGCCTTCCTGCTCCATGCAGGCGGTCTTGCCATCCATAGCGATAGCGCCTATTCTGGACAGCGTCTCCTCGAACTCGATAGGTTCCCCAAGCTGTAGGATATCCTGACACCAGAGAATGAAATTGCCATCCTGCAGCTCAGTTCTGTCCTCGGTCAGCTGAAGCAACTCCACGACCTTGCGATTTGCCTTGATGTATCTTTCCATATATTATATTATAAATGATGATTAGTGAAAAATGAACGGATTGCCATCTGCGTCCACGAAGACCTTGCCGTCGGCATCCATAGCCAGAGCTAAAGGATCGAGGTCTTTAACTTCCAAAGCAAGGATAGCTCCCCTGTTCGGATCCAGCAGATCTGTAGGTACTCTCGGAGACATGCCATGTCCGACAAGGACAGCGTTCTCAAAGTGTATCGAGTTGTTCGGTGCCATCCACCAGAGGACCTGCAGTTCTCTTGTCGGGTTCGCAATCTCTCCGACATTGTCAGAGATGGTTGCCGCTGGGTTTACTACCTTCGTGTCGGGTAGAACCTCGTCGACCGTGTCGAGGATATCGTAATCGTAGAATGGTATCCTGCGGACGATATTGACAATTCTGTTCGGTGTAGCATCACTCAGATCTACGCTTGCCGGATTGCCATCTGCCGAGAATTTAGCCCTGCATCTGATGCAGATGCGCTTGCCCATGAGCGAGCGGTCTAGAGTAACCGATGCACCATCTGAAGAAACTTTGATTTCGAGGTCATCTGCTGTAATGGCAGAGAACTGACCTCTATCACGGAGAATCTCCCAGATGAACAGCCTCTTCTCCTTAGCGCACTCCTCTGAGCCGAGGCGCAGAGATGCATTGATGACCTGCTTGTCTGTATCACGAAGCGGATTATAGTATCGGTCACCACTCGAAAGCAGCAGCGTCGGCTTGTAGAGGGTCGCATTCTTGCATTTGATGGAATAGTCCATCATAATTCTGTGAACCTTATTTGTTCGGCTGTCCAGGTACTTCGCCTTGAATCTGAGCAGAATCGGTTTCTGCGGCGCTGCGTTGACATACCAGAGCAGTTTGCCGGCATCATTGCCGGACGAGGTTATGATATGCTTCCTGGGTGTCGAAACCAGCGCATTACCCTCCACACCATTCTCAACTCTGTACCAGGCGATATCTGTCAGTTCACTATTGACACGACCACTCTCGAGTATGTTATCTCTATCGATGATACCAACGACCGGTTGCAAGGCGCATGGTGTCAACTCGTAATTAGGAGCATACTCATTCTGGTTGGCGTCATAAGTCTGTTCGAGCGGAACGCTGCCTGATATTGTCTTCGATGTGTTCAGCTGCAGAGGCGTGTATTTGAAGTCTAATCTTTTGTATTTCATCTTATATGTTATTAAACATATTCCAGTGTGATGGAATCTTGGACAACCTCATCGCCCAGACCATCACGAAGTGTAACTGTTGCCGTGAACCTGATTTTAGCCGGAACTCCCTCGCTGTCGATGGAGAGGTCAGACTGGGTCAGTACGATAGCCTTGCCTGCCTTGGAACCGACTTCGAGTGACCAGATGTTGTCACTTGTGACTCTCTGCTCACCAGCCTTATTCTCCGTGTATCTGGTCCAGGCTACGTCGCTGTCGAGGATATCTGAGGTAATATCCTGGCCGTAGAGCGTAGCAACGATAGTCAGCGGAGCTCGGAAGTTGTCAAAGTCGTAGATAGTCTCGTCTTCCAGAAAGTCAATGGTGAAGGCAGGATTGCCCTCTATCATCGCCCAGTCGGTATTGTTCCACCTTGGTGCGGTATGGGTACCAGTCTTCAGGCATCGCCACTTGCATCCGGTATACCAGACGTCGGAGGTCTCGTATTTACCGGTTTCCGGATTGAGAGCTGAGCTGTAATATTCTGCTGCCTCTGACCATGGTCCCCGGTCTACATAATCGACAACCGGTTTGCCTTGATAGTCAATCTGTATGATATCCTGGGTGATGATGCCGGCTGCATAGAGATAATCCCTGCCCTTGACGATAGGAAGGTTGAGCGACTTGACGAATTCAGGAATGTCGCCGAAGGCCATGCCGTAGTTGTAATTTTCAAGTATCGGCTTTGTGACGCCCGTCAGCTTGACGATGCGCCCCTCGGAACTGGAGATGTAGAAACAGCTCTGCAGCGACTCATCGGTCTGGTTGCCATAACGGGCGATATTCATGAGCTCACATGGCGGAAAGTTCTTGCCTGCCGGAACTTCGGCATCAGGATAGAGGGTTACCTCGATGTAATTCTTAACCGCGTTGACGCTGTTGACTCTCATCCATGAGGTGTAGTAATTAGCCGAAGTGCCAGAATTGGCTGCCGAAGCGATGTTGTTGACCACGCCCTTGATGACGTTGCCCACATGCTGAGCCGTGAAGTATCCACTATACTTGGAGCGGAGGTGTAAGCCATAGCAATCATCGCCCAGACTGTCAACGCTCTCGATGGTGTCGCTTTCGGTGAAGAAAGTGTCACCCTCCTGCGCTGACAGGCGGTTGACAATCAGTTCCATGACCCGCATGTATGTGCGGACGGTGATGCTCTCAACCTCTGCATTGCCATTGGCATCGACCTGCGCGCCCTTGCCGTTGTACAGCCCGGAGACGAAGTCACCGAACTGTGCACCCGCCTTGAGCTGCGCCATCTGCTCGGAGATGAGCCCACGGAGAAAGGTAATCACGCCCTCGGCTGCATCGTCATGCTTGCGGCTGAGAAAGGCTTCTGATGTTTCGTCAGCGCAGAAGTGCAGCAGCGAGAGGAAAGCGTTGCCGATGCGGTTTGCCGTGTTAGCCTGCAGGCGCCGCTCGTCTCTGATGCCCTCGAAGAGGGTCTGAAGTGCACTCTTGTCTAATTTGTATGCCATTTTACTTTTTTGTTGCAAAGATAATATCTTGAAGGAATCGGTAAAAATACGCTCCCTAGAGGTTGCGTGCTGCTCCGATGCCCCTGAAGATTTCGGTGATGGCTGATGCCATCAGACCATTGTACCGGTCGCCGTAGAAGGTAGCCTCATGCTCGTTGAGCTTCATGACAGATGAGTAGTACTTCTGCGAGAACCAGTCACGTCTGCCTTTAGGTTCGCCACCTGCGACGCGGCCGCCCCAGGCAGGGCCCACCTTCTTCGGTTTATCGAGATTGTTTTCTCGGCGGTATTCATCGCCCAGAAAGTTGAGGTCGCCGTTGTTGATGCGATGGACTTTCTCGCCTCCCTGTGCCTCGGTCCACTTGTACCACTCATGTGCCGGTCCTACTCCTGCAGCTACATAGATACCGTACTGCAGGAAGTTGTGCTCAATGGTCGTGACAGAGCCTTGCTCCAGGTGCGCCTTGATGGAAGCGTAGAGGCGTCCGGTATCGATGGTACGAAGCCGCTCCATGCGCTCTCGCCAGAAGTCGCCCATGGCATTAGCCCATCCTCGCTCATATCTGAGGAGGTCGTCTATTTCTGCGTCTGCCATAGGCTCTCGTCATACTGTATGTCGATAGGTTCGTCTGATGTGACCATGAAGTAGAGTCCTGTGACGCCATTCATGGACCATCTGCCCAGTTCGCTCGAATAGACCTGCGTGAGGTCCAGGAACTCCATCTGTCCGTCGTATGCCTCTCGGCTCTTGTCGTATAGCATGCGACTGAGGAACTGTCGGAAGATATATCTGCAGATATTCATTTTCGCCTCTCGGTCTGCCATGTCATCGCGCCGGTACCCTGCCAGGATCCAAACCGTGTAGACGTTGCGGTCGAAGAAACCCTCTCCGATGGAATGGGTGTTGCTGTCAACGGTGTCTGACACCATGATGAAGTTGGATGCCTTGCGGAACTGCTGCATGACTCCCTGGATGGAATCAGGTCCGGAGCACTCTGTTGCGACAAAATTATATTTCTGACAGGTTCTGCACTCGGCAGCCAGCTGCTTGAAATAGGCGATGGAATCGAAGATTTTTTCTGTCATGTGCTGTAAATTTAACTATTTTGCCTGTTGCGTTTCTTGAACTCCTCTGCCTCCCGAGCCTTGTTGTCCAGCTCTGTTAGTGCAGCCCAGCAGTCTGTATTGTAGACTGCCTGCAGTTTGGTCACGTCACCATCGGTAAGTGCCCTGATCTGCGCCTGCATGGCTGGCAGGATGTCCTCACGCCGCAGCTCGCCGCCCTCTCTGGCTGGTCTGAAGAAGTGAGGGAAGTTGGCGGCAAAATACTCCTTGACTCTCGAGAACCACATGAAGACTCCGAGGAGTTCGTAAGGTTCAAATTTAGCGGTTTCATCGGCAGAACCGTCTGCTGTTCTGTACATGAGTTGCGCCATCTTCAGCAGAAATCTGTCCTCCTGCTTGAGCATGAAAAGCTGGTAGTTCTTCTCGATATTGAGGTAATCGTAGAAGCTGATTTCGTGAAGCAGGCTGTTTACTGCCTTCAGCTGAACGTCACTTGCGACCTGTAGAGGCCGAAAGTCCGTAAAGGAGTCGATGAAATCGAAGTTTTTGAGCAGAGAGAGGATTTCAGCAGCGCTGATGTATAGGACTCTCTTGCGCACTTTCCCAGTCTTAGCATCGCCATTTTCACCGCTTTCATCGCATTTAACGCTGCATTTCCACCCGGTTCTGGTGTACTTATGTACGGTAAGTCCGCAGAACCTTGCGAGAAGGTAGCATTTGATAACGGTATGATCCTGGAACGTCGACATGATGCTAAGGACATAGCGCAACTGATCCTCTGAAAGTTCCGCCCACGATGACGGCGCCTTGAAATTGAACTCTTGTGTACCATCTTTATGCGTTGAAAACGAAGGCAGGTTTTGATTTTTCATTGTTGAACTCTTTGAAATGGTTAGCCTTATATGCCGATGAATTCGCATATAATGGGAATTTATCGAGGTTTCTGTCTAGATACGATAGCAGGCTTGCACGCTCGTTGGAGTATGCAGACAGCATGCCGTTGGCAAGCATTATCATGCAGCGCATCAGCATCACGCGCACCTCGTTCTCTTCCCAATTACTTTTACGCTCGCATCTAACCTGTGACATGATGTCATCCATCTGCTCATCAGATATAAGCTTGCGTATGGTGGCATCTGCCTCTTGCATGGCTGCCAACTTAGATGCCCACTCCTTGGATGTCATGCTGGTCTCTCCAGTGAGAAAACGGTAAGCGTCAAAGCTCCAAACTATCGTCTGTATGCCCTGCTTTGCCTGTAGGGTTTTCCCCCAACCCGGTACGTTGCAGAGAAGTGCCAGGACTGTCTGCTGTGATGAGATGAAGGCTACACGGCATTGCTCGATGAGCGCCTCGACTCTGGAGGAACTTGCCGGAGAGACTTCGTTGTTGGCCACAACGCCAAAGCCTGTAGGAGTGAGCACGAGGTCGAGGTGTCTTACTACGCTGAGGAAGGCATCGAGGCATACAGTCTTGATGACTGCTTCACGCAGCTCCTCGCTGTTGTTGTACCATGGGTGCGAGCTGGTCTCCAGTGCCTCCTCGCTGGTCTCCAGTGCCTTCTCGCCTACCTCGCCCAGAATCTGCTTACTGATCCGCTGATAGGACTCCTTGAAATGCGGTTCCACCGACTCGAACACCTCAGAGTGCGAGCTGGTGGCTGCAAGGATGCTCTGCTCGAAGTCATCCTTGCTGATTTGAATCTTCATTTTTGCCATTATTGTTTGAAACTATTGATGTCTGTTGGTCCTTATTTTTGTCTAGTGTCGTGAGTTCTATCATCGGCACATCTACGGTTACTCCACGGTCGGAGTAGCCATTGTAGTGGGAGATGACGTGGTAAGGCTTGCACATAATGTCGTGGCAAGCCTTCTCGAGCGACTGCTTGAGGATGAAGAGCTCTCGCTTGTCTGAGCCGGAATTGTTCATCTGGCTCTTGCCTGGTGTGGCTCCGATGAGGTTTGGATGCACGCCCAGCGAGAAGCAGAGAGCGTTGGATGCCTCGCTCATGTCGTCTGCCCAGTCGCCACCCTCCTTCTTGCTGCCCTCGGAGAGGTTGATGATGCGCACCATGCGCTGCTCCTTGCCGTTTGGGTCGAAGTAGTAGCCCGTGATGAGCGCCTTGCCGGCATTTTCCGGTCCGCACACGAAGTTGATGATGTTGTCCTTCTCCTGCAGGATGCGCTCCTTTCGCTTATCCGGGTCGATGATGTCCTCGTTGTTGCAGAGTTCCTCCCAGTAGTCGCGGTGCACCTCTATCTGGATGCGAGGAGCGGAGGTGTTCTTGATCATGTAGCGCTTGCCGATACCGATGAGACGGTAGATGTCGTACCAGGCATCGTCGAAGATGCTGGCATAGTATGGTATCGGATAGTACTGCAGTCCGGGTGTCGGGATGCGAGAGATGATGGCAAACTTGCAGTCCTTGCCCATCTCAGGAGCCTTGCCCCTGATGCCGGTATATGGATCCGGAGCCTTGCCCATGCGCGCCATGAGGTCGCCCAGCGGGTCATAGAGGTCGAGCAGCGGGATGACTTCGGTGTGGACAGGCGACATGACGTTGCGGAAGTCGCCGAAGAATACATGCTCTATGCGCCCCTTCTCATTGGGTACCTCCAGGCGGCAGTAGGAAACGTCCTTGTGGCGGATATTGACTATCTTGGAGTGGTCACGGCTCAGGATGATGACCTCTACTGACCAGAAGAAGAACTTCATGTCGGTTGCCTGCTGCATGAAGACCTCGTGGATGGAGTTCTTCAGACAGAAGTCGCGTATCTCGCTGTCGGTAGTGTCCTGCTTGGTCTCCCGGTCCATGAAGCGCACCCCCTGCCCGTAGCAGCACTGGACGTTGAAAGCCATGGCTCGCTGCGCCACCATGTTGCGGCGCAGCAACTGCTGCAGGGTGTATGGCATGTCATTGTCATCGCCATAGTTCACATACTCGAAGAGCTTGCCGTCTGAAGTCTCCAAGATGCCCGTGGTGGCATCGCCCACCTCTCCGGAACCCAGAAAACTGGTATCCCGCCCATACTGCTGCTCGATGGTGGTTGAGTCTGTTACCCTGCTCACGCCCTCTGCCACGAGAGCGTAGCGACTGTAGGAACCGCTGGTCCCTACTTGCTGAAGCTGATATTTTTTCTGTTTCATGTCATAAATATACTGGTAAGCCCAGGAACTGGTGAATGTAGATGTCCGGAACGGTGCGAACCTCGGCATTTGCCGGGTTGACGAGGCGGTGGAAACCGCCACGCCAGCTGCTGCCCCTGACCAGCCATCCTGTATAGTCGACGGTCTCGCCGTCTGATGTCCACGCCTTCAGGTTAATGGTAGAGCGGTCTCGCTCTGCCTTGGCAAGGAGGCGCAGCACCTCTGTGAGGTGGTAAGCCGTGCGTCTCATCAGTTGAAGGTGTTGTCAAAGGTGTTGTCGAAGATACGGCCGGCTCGCTGCAGGTCAAGCACGTTGTGCTGGCGCTGGGCGTAGGTGTAGCTGAAGGTGAAGCGTGGCACGCTGTCGCGCAGGTTGTCGCGCTTGGACTTTGAGTCAGAGAGAGTGACACGCTTGCCCACCTTGGCTACCCCGCCGATGAAGTTGACCAGATAGACCTCGTCTGAGCGGAACAGATCATCTGCCCAGTTTGCCATGTCTGTGCCCAGATAGCCAGTATCGGCGTTGAAGGTGCGCTGCTCTGTGATGCGGTAGTTTACCCTGATGCCGCCCATGTAGGCTGCATCGCGGGTGTACTGCGGGTCTACTTCGTGCTTGCCTGTGCAGTAGATGAGTTCCTGGCAGCCGAAGCTGTTGGTGAAGAGCAGTGTAGGCGCCACATCACGCTCCTCGCTGTCTATGATGAAGGTCATGGAGCGTGAGCCTGCCTCTACCACGTAGTAGAGAAGGTCGGTGCCCTCGGTCTCGAAACGAGACGGAGAGACGTCGATGGTGGTGTAGATGTCATTGCCGCCGACGGCTGGTGCGGTAAACGATTTTGTGGTTTTGTCCGCATAGTGTGCGGTGACTTGTGCCGCTTCCTTGCCCATGTAGTGAAGATATTCAAGTCGCCCCATGTAGGTGGTCTTGTGCCCCTCGAGCAGGGTGAGGAAGTGGGTGGTGAGGAATGTAGAGCAGTCCACGCCCACGATGTCTACGGTAGAATAGTAGACCTGCAGGTTGGCTGTCTGCGTATCGGTGACTGTAGCCGAGTCGGTGTCTCCGGAGTCCGGAACCTGTTGCTCGGCGATGTTGATGGTGGCTGTGACTGCCAGCCTCCGGCGTGCATAGGGACGGAAGATGTCGGCAAGGTCGATCACTCTGACCTCTCCATCGGCAGGATAGAGATACTCATCGTAGATGGTATCGTCACCTATCTTGATGGTGACGAGCAGGCGGGTCTTGGCCGTGAGAATATCGATGTCGGGGATGTTCTCGAGGAAGAAACTGCCCGACGGAAGTGATGTGATGGTCATATATTATCTTTTTTGATGCAAAGATAATATGGAGAGGATAAAAATAAAAATACGGCTGACTACCCTCACGAGCGGTCAGCCGTATCAAAGCTTTTCAAAACTTTGTAAAATTTTTCGTGCTGCAAAGGTACGAAAAATTATTCATAACACATGGTAGTACAATAAAATATATGAGTTTTTAACTTAAACCAGGCTGTCTGGCTTGACAACTCTCTCCCAGATAGCCCATGCCACGGTTCCGTCTGGTTGCGTGGCAACATAGTAGCCATGCTCCTGCATATACTGGTTGATGGTTTCTATACTGACACCGCCCATGTCATCAAGTTCCGTGGCGATGTCCTGGGTGGTCTTGTAACTCTTCTTGTAATCAATACCGGTGGCTTCATCCTTCACAGGGAGGCAGCTGCGGAAGTGGAAGTAAGCGTCGAGCAGGTCCTTCTCAAACTGCTCGCTATTGAAATTATCTGTATTTCTTGGCATAATCTTTAATTTTTAAATGGTAAAACTTAAATGCTGTCACCAGGGTGTAGACGGTATAATGCCGACTCATAGAGGTCAACCCAGTAGCTCAAACGGGAAGCCCATAGGTCGTATTTGACCTGAAGTCTGCAGACGCGGATTTCCTCACGCTCCAGTTCTCTGAGGTATCTGCCGACTATTCGGTGGCAGTCCAGATTGACGCAGTATCGTGACTGAATCTTGGCGTACTCCACCAGTTTGTACAGTTCCTTGCGTTTAGTCTCAAGCTCCCAGTAGCGTTTCATGAGCGCATCGCGGATGCGACGGCGTCTAAAATATAGCAAGAGAACGTCTCTCTTGACTTTCTTCTTATTCTTTTTCATACCTAATCGTTGTTTATGGTTTTCCACTTGGCCAAAGTCATATTGTATGGCTCAACCTCTTTAGCTCCATACCTAAGAGCATAATAGCGATGATCATACCATCGGATAATAGTCTGCTTGTGTGACGCATCATCGATGAAAACAACAGAACCCATTGTATTGTATTCTCTCTGAAATTTGAGTTCCACCTTATGGGCGTTCATTTTTTTGCCAATATTTATGAAGTATTTGCACTTGCTGATGTCCTTGGTTATCAGCTTTGCTGTGCATCTTCTGCGGTTTCTACCTTTCTTCATCATGCTACCTCCCCTCCGAAAATGAAACCACCAATCATGACCATCGCCATCACAGCTGCGAAACCAACCATGGTGAGCACAACCTCTCCATAGGTCACGGTCTCCCCGCAGATATAGCTGAAGGTCTCACTCTTGGTCTTGGCGAGCTTCTTGATTTCACACTTGAGGGCCTTGATGCCCTCCTCTACGTTGATGCCTACAGGTCTCACCTGCGCATCACTAATTAAAATTGAATTCTGCATATTGCATCATCTGTTAAGCATTAACAGCCGATTGTGCAAAAGGGTGGCGGCTGCATTCCCCGTTGCTTAACAGATGATGACTTATCCGGAAGGACTTATCAAATCTACGGTTCATGCAGCCGCCATATAGGTACACCTTTTTCCCGTTGCCGGGAAAATGATACTCTTGGGCATAAAAAAGCCTGCGGCTAAAAGCCATAGGCGAAACGGTCGCCCTACCGGATTGTCTACAATCATCTGTTAAGCGTTGGCAAAGGTAAGAAGAATATTTGGAACCGCCAAAAAAAAAGCGAGAAATTTTAGAAGAATCTGCATGGAATATGTTTTAGAGCATAAAATCGGGGTATTGAGGAATGAATTTCTCTGATTTTCTCTGTTTTTCAATAAAATTCCACGGATATTCAATAAAATTCCACGGATATTCAATAAAATTCCGTATATTTGCATCGGTTTAACGAAATAATATATATTAAGGTATGGAAAGAAAAGAATTATTTTACGACATTCTAATCACACTGGCCAATGCTTTTTGCGCCATCGTGTCTGTTGTATGTGCCCTTATAATTTTACTGCATTGTAAATAGTAAGTGCAAGTGTTATCAGCATCGACACAAAAGAGACCGTAGCACTAGCTATACCCACGAACAACTTATACTCCTTCAATTTCTCCATCAGTTTTTGACGTTTGAGGTATCTAGCCAACCCCATTTGTGCAGCCTTGCATCCCTTGTCTGTAAGCTGAACCCTCCAATCGTAATCTCCTGTATAAACTATCAAGCCATCAATCTCCAACATAGTCACCACATCATTGGCAAGAACCCTGTCATCAGACAACTCATCAACATAAGCTAGCATCGCCTCTCTGACCATTGCGGTTTCATTTGCTAAAAGTTGCTTAATCGTAGCATCTGCTACTCTCATTTGCCTGTCGGAATAAACCATAAAAAAATGTTTTAATGTGAACAATAAGAAGTCCCCGGCACGGCTCTGTGTCGGGGACGTTTTTGGTATTTCTGCGCCACAAGGCTATGGCGACTTTTGTCTTATGGGGAATGATAAGCCCCAGCCTCATTTTTATATTCTGTCTGCAGCTGCACGTATGCGGTTTGAAACCTCGCAGAGTGCGCCACGGAGCATGATTTTTTCTTCTTCGGTGAAACCTCCCACTCCACCATTGCCATCAATGCCATCGAGCTTGTGATAAAGCCATGATGCCGACTTGCCGAAATATGTATGTGCTATCTCGCGCCACGACACAATCATCTGAATATCCTGGATGCGCTGCTTTACTTCGCTATCCTTAGTCTGTTTAACTGTTGCTACTGCTACTTCCATAATCTTATATTTTTTAATGCCCTCCCCGAAGGGAGGGTCTGTTGTTAATACTTTGTGTAATACTCAGGCGGCTCAATCATCTCATCGAAAAGTTGTTGAGCATACCATAATAACTGCGGGTTGCCCCTGGGAAAAGACTTTTTGTAATTTCTGATAGCTGCTATCAGCTCTTCCTCTTTGTCGCTTACTAAAATTTTCTTCATATCATTATTTCTTTTAAGACACTGCAAAGATACTACAAATTTTCGTATTACCCAAATATTTACTACGAAAAAACGTATTATTAAGCAAGATTTAACATTTTAGCCTTGAAAACTTGTGGAATTGCTGGAAAAACATTATTTTTGCAGCGGTTAAACGAAATAATATATATTAGGTATGGACAGAAAAGAATATATGAACTTGGAGAAGCGCATAAGGTTTCTCCATATTACGGTAAATATTCTCATTGCTATCTCTATTCTTCATGGACTTTTGTTAATATGGCTGCAATCACCCCATCTACGATTGTTGCTATCCACCCTATTAAAGCAATTAAAATAGAGACTATATATGTGAACAATAAGAAGTCCCCGGCACGGCTCTGTGTCGGGGACGATGTGTTAAATA